ATGACGACCAGACAGGTACTTGTTCAGCACCAAGTAGGGCAACAACTTCTGACAATGCGAACTTAACTATTGGCAACGACAAAACGATTACAATTAGCAATCCTAGTGGCAAATATGTAAGGTGCGAGTATTGGATAAACGGAAACGGAGGGTGGTACAGAGTAAAGAATGATGAAACAGGAACTTCAGGGCATACTTTTTCAATGAGCAGCACGGATAACGATAACATGTATTCCAGGATGCCCAATGTAACAAGTGCGAGTGCTTTTGTAAGAATATACACCTACGAACACAGCGATTACACAACGCAGATACGAGATTATTATCAAACCGCCACAGGAACAGTATCGATAAACCAAACTACCAATAAGCCAACATTTACAACTTTCACAGTAGCCAATGTAGACAAGACAATCGATAACGATGATAAATATGGAAATACATTAATTAGCAGTTCAACTTCAACCCTACTAGGTGCCAACACCAGGATGATTAAAGGGTACTCGAAGCTAAGAGCAACAGTAACGAGTGCGAACAAAATGGTAGCACAAAACTACGCAACTGAAAGCAAGTATAGATTCACTTCGGGAAGCAAATACAAAGAAGAGGATTACAGTGCCGTAGCAGATGTTGATTTAGACATCGATAATGCCAATGAGGAAGATGTAACAGTAACAGCATACGATAGTAGAAGTTTAACAACAGCGGTAAACGATACAACCACAATAACCAACAACGCAGAGTATGAAGCAGTTTCCCTCTGGGGAGTAACCCTAACCAGGGATAACGGAGTAGATAGCGAAACAACCCTAGAGTTCAGCGGGAGCTACTGGAATGAGTATTTCGGAGGAGGTACAGATGGAGTGCAGAACACGATCACGGCACATTATAGATACAAGGAGAGTACAGCGGCCTGGAGTACACAAACCTGGAATTCAATAACAGTAACCGATACAGATGGGGCCTTAAGTTTCAGTGATTATATTCAAGGGGATTTAGGCGTAAGTGGGTTTGATACAGAGAAATCTTTTGATATAGAGGTAAGGGCATACGACAAACTAACAAACACAATCATAGAGAAAACATTGAGTGTTGGTACTCCCGTTATGGATATAACACAAGATGGGGTAGCATTTGGAGATAGATATGATGCAACAGAGGGTGGAGATATACAGATACTAGGTAAGAGTATCCTAGATGTTATGTACCCAGTAGGAAGTATATATACCAATGCAAGTGATAGCACAAACCCTGCGACCTTGATGGGTTTTGGTACTTGGACTGCTTTTGGTTCAGGTAGAGTTATGGTAGGTATAAATAGTGGAGATACAGATTTTGATACAGCAGAGGAAACAGGAGGTGCTAAAACAGTAACATTACAAACCTCAATGATACCAGAACATACCCACACCCAGAACTCACACTATCACACACAACCTACACACGACCACGGACAAGCATCACACAACCATAGTACAGTTGCTTCACAGGTTAGAAATGGAGATGCATACAGTTGGGATGTACAATGGGGAAGCAATCGTTCTTTTAGTTTAGACATAACAACGGCAGGTACAACAGCAAACAACTATTGGGATGGAGATGATAATACTGGCAGTACGACAGCAACAAACCAGAACACAGGAGGTGGTGGTTCTCATAACAACCTACAACCTTACATAGTGGTATATATGTGGAAACGAACAGCATAATTTGTTAGGATTAAAATATGGCAAACAGAAAAGAGTTTAGACACCACCCAGACGGGATTATCTATATCAACGATATAAGTATTCCGTTAGAGGAGTTTGTAAAAGAAAACCCAGATTATGAATTACCACAGGATTACACAGGTAGAGAATATGTACAAGGAGAGTACCACAGGTTGTACAATTTTAGAGATGAAACCTTTTTGGATAAGAAGTGGAAAGAGGGAGATACCTACATAAAGGATTACACTAAATACAAGAACAAGAAAAAAGAACTAGAGGAAAAAGCATTAGCAGAGGTAGAAGCAGAACACGAAAAAGAAAGAGAGATAAACGAACAGGAGAAGATAGTAAAGAACAAAGCAATAGATGAAAAGGTTGAAAATGAGAGAATAGAAAGAGAGGAGGAGATGGAGAAGAAAAGGGAGGAGGAAAGGAAGTTGTTTGAAAAGGGGAAAAAATTGAGAGAGGAGGAAAATGTATAACATAAAATACAAAAGGTTTTTGTTTTGGAAAACTATTAGAAATGTAGTTGCTGATGGATACATAGACGACAGAGAGGTAAGGTACTTTATTTTAGAAGATAACAGTATTATAGAGATTAGCACGAGGGGAACAATGTTTGAGTTTCCACCAGAGAGAAGTGAGGTAATTAAGAAGAACAAGCAAGAGAAATGAAATGTTTTTGGAAATGTTTAGGAAGTAGTATATTGGCGATAGTATTAACTTTTGTGTTACTATATATATACAGATTTAGAGTGTTGGCAGTTTTAATTTGGTTAGCACTTAATAGATAATATACAACTAGAAAATGATGGATAACGAAACAACAAAGATAGTAACCGAACTGAATATGATGTTAAAGGAAAATACAAAAGATATTGGAGAGATTAAGAGTGATATTAAAGAACTTAAAAATTGCATACCGAGTATGGAAGCACACGACAACTTGGTAAACCGAATAGAGAAAGTAGAAGCAAACCTGTCTAAAGTGGTGTGGATGGTGTTGAGTGCAGTGATAGGTGCTATACTATATTTAGTTATAAGAACTTAAATGGAGAAAATAAAGAGAAATATTATGGCAGAATTAGGAAGAAGCAAATTAACAAATTGGGTGTTGAACCTAATGTGTATTATTATGTTGGCAGGAGTAGGTTTAATATCCTATTGGGGATTTAAGGATTACGATATTCTTGAACCACAGATAGGGAACTACGGATTAGACAAGGAAGTGTACGAAAACGGAGAAACCCTTAATATACACTTTGAGATATGTAAGAGATTACCTTTCAGAGAAAAGATTGTAGGTAGGTTTGTAGATGGAGTTATATTCTCAATCCCAGATAATGAAAGCAATTTTGATGTGAAGTGTTACGACACTTACATTACAGGGGTTAGTATTCCAGAAACCTTACCAGAGGGTAACTATATTTACGAGGAACAAGTAACCTACAAGGTAAATCCAATCAGAGAAGTAACATACACCTTTGAAACACCCAGATTTACAGTAGTTAATGGAGAGGAATAAATTAAGTAGGATCAGGAAATGGCAATACTTAAAAAGGGAAACATGTTAGGAGTAGCAGTACACCACTCGGTTTACAAACCAGCAAAGAACCTCGCAGAACTTAAAACACAGGCCAGCCTATTTAACACATGGCACAAAACGAAGAGCTGGGCGGAAGCTACAAAGACCCCAAGTGCATACCCATATATTTCATACCACTACCTAATGGCAACTAACGGAGAAATGCTAAAGGTAACCGATGAAAAATATGTAAAATACCATTCAGGAGATAACTTCAGAGGGGATTTAAGTTTCAACCTCCACGGAATAGCAGTATGCCTAACAGGGAATTACGAAAACGATAAACCCACAGAAGCACAGATGAAAGCCCTAGTTTTATTTATCAGAGATGTAGAAAAAAGGTACGATATAAACGCCAGGATCAGAGGGCATAAAGAAACTTCGAGTACCCCAACAGCCTGCCCAGGGAAAAACATAGGAACATCAACAAGCGGATGGCTGAAACAAGTGATAGTTAATGTTAACGATAAAACATATCCCCCAGCTACACCAGAGCCAGAACCAGATTGCAAAGAGTATATAGCGAAGGTAGATACCCTAACCAAGGAGAAGGAAGCCTTAGAAGCGAAATTAGAGAGCTGCAATTCTGAGAAAACAGGATTAATGGCCACAAACGCAGAATTAGTAAAGCTAACAGAGAAGTACCTAAAGGATATAGAAGTTCTCCAGGAGCTATACAACGATTCAGGGGAGCAGGTCGCAGAAGGGGAAGAAGAACTAAAAAAGTGTGAGAATAAGTACACAACCTTGAAGATAGAATATAACACCCTCAGGAATACCAACATGGAATTAGTTAAAGAATTAAACGAATTGAAGAATAAGCAAGGAATAATTAAAGAGTTCATAGAGTGGATAGGTAAAGTATTTGGCAAGAACAATGATTGATATGATTTTGTGGGGAGTAATAACAGGAGGATTGTTTAGTTTAATTTTAACTTACATATTTCATGGCAAAAGAGATAACTAGCCAGGAGCGAAGAGAATTCGCAATACACAAATCCCTCGCAGCAGCGAAGTGGATTATAGTTTCGGGTACAGCCACATATTTTCTAACGGGCCTAACCGAAATCGTAGCCGAGATAAGCCTGCCAAAATGGGCAACGCTTGCCAGCTACTTGTTCATTAATGTAGCGATATACGCAATCGCCAAATACATAGAAGGAGAGAACAACAAGTAAATAAAATCTAGAACCAGTAAGGAATGTTACTGCCTACACCAGAGCCTGAGCTTGGGCCACAACTAGGAACGATGCCAGAAAGGGTCGAAAAAGATTCGGCAATGCAATTCGCCTTCCACAGCAGAGTGGCCAGGAGCATAAAGGAGCGAGATGATTGGACTTGCCTGTGTGGAGAGGGGAGGAAGGAAGGATTAAAAGTACAGGCGGCACATAAGGATCACGATAGGAGAAACCCCTACTACAACAGCCCAGATAACGGAACCACCTTATGCGTAGAGTGCCATTTAAGAGAACACATAATGCTACTAGAGGAAGCGGATTACGATACAATAGATTGGGCCTGGCATTCGGTAAGATTACTAGCACAGAGCGTATGGAATGAAAGCTTCCATACAAGAGGATATCTACACCGAAACGGAAATGGTACAATGGAACATGATAGGGAAAAATTAGTTAAGGTATTTGAGGATAACAACCTAGACCTATTTGAGTTTATTAAAACGGAGGAATGAAACAGATACTAATAATTGGAGGAGGAGGATACATAGGAAGGCACACCGCCCTCTACTTATTAGACCAGGGATACACCCCAACGATATTAGACAATTTCACCAACAGCGACATAGACCAATCCAGGGAACTCATGGGAATGGGAGCAGAGCTGATAATAAACAACGCAGCAGTAATAAACCCAGAAGATTGGGATGGAGTGATTCACCTAGCCTGCAACAAGAGCATAGGCCAAGGAGAAAAAGAACCCACCAAGTACATGGAAAACATACAAGATTTGATTTCATTTCTAGAGAAGCTACCCCAGAGAACACCCCTAGTCTACGCATCAAGTGCAGCGGTCTACGGAACAACAGCGAACACAATAGCCCCAACCAACATATACGGAATGGTAAAAGCCATATCCGAGAAGATAGTCCTGGAGCAACACCCCAGGAGTAAGATATTCAGATATTTTAATGTGATAGGAAGCGATCCCAAAGGGAGGCTGAAGGCGGATCCGAAAAAGGTGGAGAGTTTTGTGGATAGATTATACCTCCAGGAGAACCTGAAGATAAGAAGGAGATGGAATAAGGAGCAGCACAAATTCGAGTACCCACAAAGGGATTTCATAAGCGTATGGGATGTGGCCAGAGCCAACACAGAAGCACTAAAAGATTGCGATGGAAGTATCCACAACTTATCCACAGGAATCCCCACTAGCATAAAAACACTGGCAGAAGTGGTACTAGGGAATACTTGGGAAACAGAAGAGCTGCCAGAAGAGGAAGTGCTATTCTCAAGAGGAAACCCAGATCAGAAATACAAAGCAAGGGAAACACTATATAACATAATGGAAAGCTGTAGAAAATACTATGGGTAGAAAAATAACAATGAAAGGTTTAACCAGGAAACTCGATTACGATTTATGGAGTCCCCTAGTTAAGGAGAGAGCCAAGAACAAATGCGAAGTATGCGGAGCCACAGAGAACCTACAAAGCCACCACATAATAGGCCGAAGCAACTGGAGATTAAGATGGGAACTAAAAAACGGGTGCTGTTTATGTGCAAAGCACCACGAATTCGATAGCCACCAATCGGCCCACAAGAACTCGCCATGGTTTAACGAATGGCTAAAGAAATACAGGCCAAAGGATTTAGAATGGTTAAGAGAACACGAAATGGAAACCAAAAGCTGGAAGAGATGGGAAAAGGAAGAGCTGGTAAAGCTATACGAAAGTTTAGATCAGAAAAACCTAGAGCAATTAAATAATTTTATTCTACCATTAGATGAAAATCTTAATTTACCACAACTGGATACCTAAAGTCGGAGGGATAGAAACAGCGGTCTACAACCTGGCCAAGGCCCTAGACAAAGAAGGGTACGAAGTAACCATAGGATTCAGAGGATACCAGGTATGGGATAGCCTATTAAAATATGCCCAGGTAGCGGATGTCGTGAACCTAAAGAACCAGAAAATAAAAACCGATGTATGCCTAATAGCCAGCAATCACCAGAGGCCAAAGGAAGTAGAAGCCAAGAAGTGGCTGCAATGGGTACACAGCGATTACGATAGATACAAATTGAAATTAGTTAACAAGGATTTATACGAGAAAAAGAAGCTACAATTCATAGCAGTAAGTGAACACGCCAAGAAGGTAATAGAGAAGAGAGAAGGAATAAAGAACACGAAGGTAATATACAACCTAATAGATGAAGATTTCGGAACCGATAATACCAAGCCCCTGAAACTAGTAACAGCCTCCAGGATAAGCCCAGAGAAGGGATTTGGTAGAATGCTACAGCTAGCACAGAAGCTAAAGGATGAAGGAGTTAAATTCAACTGGCTAGTCTACGGAGATAACATGGCCTACCCAAGAGAAGAGGAACAATGGAAGAGAAAGTTCAAAGATATAGAGGAAGTATACTTCGTAGGATACAAGAGCGATATCACACCAGGATTAAAGGAAGCGGATTACCTAGTACAGCTATCAGATTTCGAAGGATGCCCGTTAAGTATCCTAGAAGCCCTAAAGCTAGAAGTCCCCTGCATAGTAACCGATTGGAGCGGAGTAGAGGAAATCATAGAACAAGGAGAGAACGGATGGATACTCCCCATGAGTATAAACATAAATAAAACACATATCGATAAGATAGTTAAAAAGAAGCCAAAGTTTGAACACAAACCTAAATCAACAGTAAAGGAATGGAATAAAATATTAAAAAAAGAATAGTGAACTGCCAAAACTTGATTGTAATAACAGGCCTATCGTGCCAAGGAAAAACCACAATAGCAATGGAGTTACAAAAGAGGTGCGGATTTTATGTAATTCACACCGATACCTTCTACCACCCGCTAGGAGGTAATGGCCTCAAGTGCCAGGTAGGAGAGGAAGCGGAAGAGAAAAACAAAATGATAAGAGAGTACAGGAACCTAATAACCAAAACAACAGTAATAGAAGGGTCGCACATTGGAAATAAACAAGAGCTGGAAATATTCGCCAGGGAGCTAGAATTCGAAGGCAACCTATACGCATTCAAAGTAGAAAGCCCTAGGATCCAGGAGCAATTTAAGAGTAAACACAAGGAGGAAGCAGAACGGAACTGGGAAGTACTCAACAAATGGTTTGGCAAAATATACAACTTAAAGGAAGCAATAGTGGTAGAGAACGCAGAGGAAGTAATTAACTTTTTAGAAATACACAATGGAAACATATGTATACCAAGACAAGGTTAGCCCAACCGAAAAGAAGCTGAAAAACTTCGATTACAAATGGGAAGGAAAATCAGTCCTAGAGCTAGGGTGCAATGTAGGTAAGCTAGGAGTTTATGTTTTAGAGAGAGGAGCCAAGAAATACACAGGAGTAGATATAGATAAGGAAATGATAGCCATAGGAAAGGAGAGATACGACCTAGACCTTCATGCCCTGGATGTGAGCCGCTGGGAGGATTACAACTACGACACCACAGTAGCCATGGCCCTATTCCACCACCTGAAAAAACGAAAGCTAGGGAACCTCCTGGCCAAGATAAGCACGAAGGAACTGATATTTGAGGTACCAGTAGGCCTAAACGATGTGGGCCTCTACCAGAACAGAACAGAAGAGGATTACAGAGAAATGATAAAAGAAAACTACGGGAAGGTAACAAAAGTGGTAGATAGCGGAGCCACCAACGACCCATACAACAAGAGAGTAATATTTCACTGCACAAGAAATGTTCCAACCAGTTAAGCAAAGGCACAACAAAGCACTGATAATAGGAGGAGGAGAAAGCCTAAAGGGATTTGATTTCAGCGAAACAGAAAACTTCCCAGGAGCCATAATAACAGTAAACAAAGTAATAGAACACATACCCAGGGCCGATTACTGGATAACTGTAGACCTAGCCAAGCCCCAGGAACACCTGAACCACTTAAAAGAAAACACATACTACTACGCAGGCTACCCAACACAAGTAACAGATTGGAACATCAAAGAAGGGATACACTATCTAGATAAGGAAGTACCAGGAGAGGGAGGAGATTATTCTCTCCAAGAAGATAAAGCCAGAATCACCACAGGAGATAGTATGTACGCAGCCCTGGGCCTGGCCTACCACATGGAAGCCAAGGAAATCATAATACTAGGCATGGATTGCTACGGATATGGCCACTGGTACGATAGCACAGAACCATACAACGGATACCAGGATCCCAGGTTCGAGCAGAACCATGTAAGCCGATTACCAGGAATATACCAGCAAAGTACAAAGCAACTAGAGGAAAGGGGAGCCAGGGTAATAAACGGATCGCCCAGGAGTAAAATAGATTGCTTCCCCAGAACGGATCCGAAAACAGCATTAAATTATTTTGAGAAAAACAATGGTTAAATTACGAGTAATAAAAAAATACCACGATATAGAACTAGAAAAGAAACTAGAGCCAGGATACGAATTTGAGGTACCACTAGAGAGAGCCAAGGTATTACTACCAACAGGATTTGTGGAGATCGTTAAAATAGAGAAGTTGAAATAAACCGAGGGCGGTATTCAAGGAGGTAAGATTCAGGGTGCCTTAACCGAAAGGTAGGCTGGGTACTTTCATTGCCTGTTTTAACCCGCTGCAGAGTGCAATTCTCTGCCCGCCCATTTAGCACTTGCACAGTCACAGGAAATCTGGTAACTTATAGATATGAAGAGAACCAGAAACAATTCAGGAAGGGTAACACCAACCAAAGATTGTAGGTTCTCCTCATTGAAGATAGTGCCACTCGCAAGGGTGGCCTTCTTCATTCTAAACCACTTCCCCGCTGGTCGAAGCACTAAGGCGGGATTGCACCTAGATTTTCCAGGAGGCGATACAAAGACGGGTAAAGGCTGCCTTTATGGTAAGCTAACGGAACTAGTACCAGGAAAACTGAAGCAGGCCTAGCTAGTGGATAAACAAGCGAAGGCGAACAGAATAAATAGCGAAAGCGATTAGTGTAACTGATTGAGGAGGAATCAGAGGAAACCAAACCCGATACAGGCCTCTCTAGGCCTCGGCCAACCGCAAGATAACCAAGGGCGGATATGGGAGTAGAGTGAGGTAGTGCGAATACAGAATCGAGAACACTACCAAGATAGCCAACCAGGAGTAACGCCAGCCTAGGTTTGGAAGATAAGTAACACAGAACACTGTGGTCTACTCTTTGAGATGAAGAGGAGGAACCAGAGAAATAAGATAACCCAAAAGCATAAGATGAACATGATACCATTCGGAGAGGTAGTACAAGAAAGGGTAGAGGAAGCAGTAAAGTATGGATTGATAGAACAAGTAGCAGGGATATGGAGAATAACAGCAAAGGCCAAGAAACACTACGACACCCTCTCATACATGAAATACCTGCAGGGAAAGATAACAACCCAAGAGGTAAAGAAAAATAAACCAGGCGAAAAAAAGGATCCGCAAATTAAGGAACGCAACTTTACGCAACAGCCAATATGGTACCCCCGCAACCCAAAAGAACCAACCCCTAGAGAAAAACAGATCCAGGAACTCCTCCAGATGTAAAAAGGCCTACAAACCACCAGAAACACAAGGAGTGAATACACCAGGATAAAAAAACAGGGGCCTTAAAACCGATTACAGGGCCTCGTTATTCCACCAAATTCAGGAAATTCACCACTATTCCAGAAATTCATACCCAGGAGAAAGGATCCAAAACAACCCCCGAAAGCATTGGATATATCTACCCCATCGTGGTATACTTATAGTACTAAATTAAGAAGGAGTACATAAGATGAAAAACACAAAGCAAAGGTTCCAGGATAAAGCGAACCAAATGATAGAGGAGCATGGAGGAGGAGGCGACTTCGCCAAGTTCATGAAGGAAGAGGTAAAGAAGGCGGTAGAGGAAACCACCCCCGCAGAGAGAGGAGAGGAAGCAGCCAATAAGGATGAAAGGATCCTACAAATCCTAGACCTCTACTGGGAAATAGTAGAAGGAGCAGAGGAGGTGATAGCGATGATGGAAGATGAACCAGAGAGAATGAGAAACGCATACACCCTAGAGGAACTAGAGGAGCTAGCATACGATGTAGAACAAGCCAAGTACACAGTAGGAGATCAGAACATCGGGATCACAGATAGAATCATAGATGCAGATAAATAACAGCAAGGGAGGTGAAAGCCCTCCCAAAATAAATTATAAATAATACATAATATGGATAAGAGAAAGTACAAAGCAGAGGGAACACACAGGGTAGGATTGGTGGCCCTGGGATACGAATACATCAAGAGCAAACTAGGAGAGCCAAGACCAGCAGAGGATCCTAAATCCGATGCAGAGTGGAGGATAATAGATCCAGCGGTAGGAATGATAACAATATACAACTACAAGAACGGGATCAGCTACCTAGGCCCAGAAGGAACACCAGTAGCAGAGATAGGGATATGGCATATAGGAGGCCACTGGGAAACAGAGAGGGAAGCAGAGAGAATAATGGAAAAACTAGAGGAGATCCTAGAGATAACTTATGAGTAAAACCAAGATGAAACAACCAAGTAAGAAATATATAGTGAAGCTGGGAATGTACCCAGCTCACTTACAAGAAGATGAAGTCCTAATTCACTCCACCATAACAGTCTACGCAGAGAACAAAGGAGCAGCAATTAACAAGGCCCTAACCAAAGCAGCCAAGTACAGCGAGTACAACCGAGAGGATTTCGAATATATAAAAGCCATAAGAGTAAAATGAGAAGTCTAACCAGGAGGAATAGTAAAACACTACAAGCCACAGAAGGAACTGGTAATAAACAACCCCTCGTGGTATACTAAAATACTAAATTAAGAACAAGGAGGTAAAACAATGAAAGCCAAGAAAACGAAAGGAAAGGAGAAGGTGGTCACCAACATCGACCAACTCAAGGGCCTGAACCTAGAAACGAAGGCCAGCCTAATAGCAGAGGCGATCCTGGAAGGGAAACCGCTAAAGATATAAGGCAAGGGGAGGAAACAGAGAAACCTCCCGTTATAAATAAATTGAAGAGAACATACAATGATTAAAAGAGAAGATATAAAATACAGGATCGGAACCACAAGTAAGCCAGGAGCAAGTAAGAAGTGGGCAACAGTCCTAGTATACATAGATGCACGAACAGCCCAGGAAGAGTTAGATGAAAAGTTTGGATCAGAAAACTGGCAATTCACCTGGAGTACAGTAATAGGTCACCAATACGCAGCACATGGAGAGTTAAGAGTGAAAGCAGAAGATGGAACCTGGATAAGCAGAGAGGATGTCGGATACCCACAGATGAACAAGATGAAACAAGAGGTGGATGAAACAGAAGCCCTCAAGGATGCAGTAAGCGATGCCCTAAAAAGGTGTGCAGTCCAATTCGGGATAGGAAGATTCCTCTACGATGCACCAAATCTCTGGACACAAGCGGTGGTAACAAACTCAAAGGGATATGTAAACAAATTAGACAAGCTAGGAGAACAAGAGATAGAAGGAAGGATAGATAAGTGGTACGCACAGATAGAGAAAACCCTAAAGGAGGATAAGTAATGGAAACTACCAAGAGGGTAAACGGAGTAAAGGTAACTCACTACAGAACCAGTCCCCTGGAAAACCTGCGAAACATAGGAAAGGCCCTGGAAACCAAGAAGAGATTGGAGGCTGCCAAGGTAGGGATACCAAAATACACCGAGGAAGAGAAGGAGCAAATAAAACAAGAAGCAATAAAAAGGTTTAACTTAAAAGGAGAAAACTAACAATGATGCCCACAAAATTAATAAAAGAAGGATCCCAGGAAGAGAAGCTAGCATACATAGCAAAGGAAAGGCCAGCCAGTTACTTCCAGGAGTTCGCCAAAATGGTACCGCTAACCCAGGAGCAATGGGATAGATTCTGGAAGCTAGTACGAAGAGAACAATTAAATTTAGCAGATAACTAAAATGGGATTAGATGTAAGCACAAAGAAGGAGTATGTAAGATTCAACTGGAGCGGCACAGGAGCATTCAACCACTGGAGCCACGATGTCCTAGAAGCACACCCCTTCCCAGGATGGGAGGGAGGTAACGGAGAGATAGTGGTGTTCGATAAGAAGGAGTATGAGAAATGCAAAACAGATGAAGAGATGGGGTTAAGATACGCATACGCAGATCCAAGGATAGCCCAGCTATGGATGGAGAAATTCAAAGCCTACGCAACAGAGCTAGGAGATGATTGGATATTCAAGGTAAGAGAAGAGGATACCTCCAGGGCATTAGGAGAAATGCTATACAGAGGTTACCAGATAGGAGATGAAACAGATGAAGAGAGAGAGGAGGCACTAAAAAAGAGGGGATTCAAGAGAGATGAAAGGAAGCAAGAACTAAAGAAATATGAATGGGAATACTTAAGAGGATTTGAGTGGTACTTCCTCCTAGAGGATGCACTTAAGAACGGAGGGATGAATTACTTCTAAAGGAAACAACAATGAATAACAAAATCACAATAATAATAACAGGAGAAGATGGAGAACAAGAAGAGAAAACAGTAACCCAGGAGGAGTTCGAGGTAATAAAACAGATCCTGAAAAACCCAAGCCCAGAGGAGATAAGCAACTGCTGCGGAGCGGATGTCTACGAACACAATGCAAACGATAACACCAGCAGATGCACACAATGCCAGGAAGGGTGCGAAGTAATATATATAATTTAGAATAAAACGAAATGGAAGATACATTTATAAAAGCAACAATTAAAGAAGAGGTGTACTCGGATATAAGCACCTACACCAGGATAAGCAAGGAGCTAGTAGAATTCCTAAACAAGATAGAGGAAGAGAACGAAATCCTAGCAATAACCCTAGATAGAAAGGAGAGCGGGAAGATAGGATACAACCTAGGCCTGCTACTTAAGAAAAAGCCACTAGTTAACTTTGAAAACATAGAAGATGAAAACTAAAGAACTAATTAAAAAGCTAGAGCAATTAGGAGATAAAGAGGTCTACTATTCAGGAGAAGAGGTAAACTACGGATACCCAATAGATCACACGATAGAAACACCAGATAAGATAGTCCTAATGTCCCAGGAGATACTAGAGAAGTTTTACAAGAACAAAGATAAGAAAGTAAGTTCAGAGGAAAACGAGGATGCCCTACAAGAGTAGGAAGATAAAAATAGAAGGAACCAGGTACGATGCCAGGAGGAAAGTAACACCTGAAATGCGAGAAGCAATCCTGGAGGATAAAGATAAGCTATCGCAGAGGAAAGCTGCCAGGAAATACGGAGTAAGCAGAAGCACAATCAGGTGGATATGGATGCCAGAGAAACACGAAAGGAACAAGCGGCTAGCGAAGGAGAGGAGAAAGGATGGAAGATACTACGATGCAGATAAGCACAGAGAGTACATGAGAAAGCACAGGAAGAGGAAACAGAACCTCTATAAAAAAGGAGAAATTAAATTAAATAAGCAAAACAAATGAACGATACAGAACTAGGGTGCGGGTCACTAATTATAGTTACCATGGCAATATTCATAATATTTGGCTTAATGGGAATGATACACTTGCCAAATAACGGATCGCATGTAGGGTATGTAACCGCAGTAGACCAGGGAGCAATATGCACAAAGGTATATTTCAAAACCTCCCTGGACAGTTCCCAAGAGGATGTCTACGAAATACCAAGAGATAGTGAGCAGATAAAAGAATTAAGAGAAGCACTACGAAACAAGGAAAATGTAGAGATAACCTACAGAGCCAACAACTGGAGCTGGTGCGGAAGAGATATCATAGAAGTAGAAGAGGTTAAATTAAAAAATAAGTAATATGGAGAACATAATAGCCTGGATATGGATAATAGGAGTGCCACTAGTAATGATAGGAATAATATTAAGAAGGAGAAAATAAAATGAAAAAATTAATAGAATACATAGCAGAGCGAAGGTACTGGAAAGGATATTCAAAAGGTTACAAGGCGGGAGTTAGAAGCATGATGGAAATGATAGAGAAGTTTGGGAAGGCGACCTTGAACAAGAAAAAGGAGGGTAAATAAAATGTTAAAACTACAGGTAGAACTAAAGAACTACAACAGAAGAGCGGATAATTCTGTGAGCCTAAAATGCGACACCCTGTACGAAATGAAGAGCCAGGACATAGCAGAGATAGATAGCCACAGAGGAGATATAGGAGTCCTGGTGCTAACAGATACCGCAATAGGAAACGAGCTAAAATTCGATGTAAATGAACTAGTAAAAGATTTAGAACCAGATAGAGAACTAGCCCAGGAGAAGAGTCCAAGTAAGAGATTCAGAGATATACTATGGGCATTACAAGCGGAGAAGCTAGGAAGGAAACCAGAACCCGAAGAGTTTGCAGATTACTACAAAACCGAATACGATAAAATCTGTGAGCATTACAAAGAGAAGTTTGATAAATAAATTAAGATGAAAAAACGATGTACACAATATCAGAAGTAGCAGAGAAGTCGAACACGAACTACGATACTGTTAAGGAGAGATTTAGATCCAAATACGCCCAGAGCAGATGGGGAGTAGAGGAGATAGAACTACCCAACGGAGAAGTAAGAAGGTTCGTACCAAAAGAAAAGCTATACCTATGGCTGGAGGAATCAGATCACATGGGAAGGCCAAGCCAGGAAGAGCTAGATAAAATCAGCAACACCGAAAATGGCACTAATACCAACCAAGAGTAGCAAAGAATATAAACAGGAGGAGGCCCAGGAGCAGGCCATAAGAGGCCACATGAAATACCTGGAGGGATACAGCAAAGCCCTAATGGAAGTAGTTAAACTGTTAATACAGAGCAGAAAATAATGAGGGATGATAAGAGGAAAAAGATGTTCAGAAGAGGAAAGGGAACAACACGAAAATGGAGTACCCAGGAAGTTAAGCAATTCGTAGAAGATTGGGTCGAAAACTGGAGGGAGGATAGGGATTTAGCAGAACTAGCAGAGAAGTACGGATGCACGAACCTCCAACTATCAAGTAGGGCCTCGTACATAAGAAAGCTAGGGATAAACCTACCGAGAATGTACACAGGGATTAGTAGGAGAAGGAAGCTGCTAAAGGAAACAAACGAAAAGCTAGAGGAAATGATGGAGGATTTATAACTTAATTAAACAAAGAAGATGCCTAAACAACCAAGAGATTTCTACAAAGCAGTAGATAAAGGAGATATAGGAGAAGAGATAATAAAAGAATACCTGGAGAAAAAAGGGTACACAGTATATAAGCACAGTACCCAGGACAAGCCTCACTGGATAGATGCCTTCGCAGCCAAGGGAAAAGAAAAGCTAATGGCCTACGATGTTAAAACCAAAGCCAGGTTCAACAAGTGGCCAGCCCAGGGAATCAACAAGAGCAGCCACGAAGAGTACAAGAAACTAGCAGAGCAATTCGGAGTACCATTCTTCCTATTCTTCGTAGACGATAAGAACGGAAATGTACACGCTGCCAACCTGGAGAAGTTAAGCGAAGGATTCGAACCCAACGATTACCTAATAGCCTGGGAACTAAAGGAAATGAACTACCTATTCAACATAGGAGAGGAAAGGATAGAGCAGATAAGTAAACTAGATCAGAGAAACTACGATTACAAGCCAGAGAAAACCACTACTCCACCCCACCCCACTCCCCCACCCCAGGAAGAGATAAAAGCAGAGGAGGAAATACCAGAACCACCAGAAGAGCCAACACCAGAACAAGAACTACAAACCGAGATGGAGGAAGCAGAGTACCCAGCCTGGATGGCGTAAAGAAATTTACACACGAAAATTCTTACGAAATTGTAAAAAGCCCCAGGATAGGTTACAATAGAGTATGAAATGGCATACAGAAAAACGCAAGATTTCAGAACTCAAAGGATGGGAAATCAACCCAAGAAAAATATCAGAAGAGAAATTCGATGAACTAACCTATAGCATTGAGCAACTAGGTAACTTCGAACCACTCGTCATAGACAAAGATGGAACAGTATTATCAGGAAACCAGAGATTGAAAGTAGCCCAGCAGATGGGTGAAACAGAAGTAGAAGTAAGTGTACCAGAAGAGAAGCTAACCGAAGCAGAGAAAAAGAAGATAGGAATAATAGGAAACACACATTCAGGAGAATTCGATTTCGGTATGTACGGAGATGAATTCATAGATACCCTAACCGAGATGGGCCTAGATGAACTACTACCAGAGGAAGAGGTAGAAATAGAAGAGGATGATTACGAAGAGCCAGATGATTTAGAGATAGTAGCCCAGGAAGGAGATGTATGGCAACTGGGAGTTCACAGATTGGTATGCGGAGATGCAACAGAACCAGAGGATGTCGATAAACTAATGAACGGAGAAAAAGCCCAGATGTGCTTCACAGATCCGCCCTACAATATGGATTACAAAGGAGGAGGCGGTAGCCCTAAACGCAGAAGAGGAATACTAAACGATAAAATGAGCGATGAAGGATATTACCAATTCCTACTAGATGCAAACGAACAGATAATAAGATACACCAACGGAGGAGTATACATATGCATGGGAAGCGGAGAGATGGATACACTAAAGGTAGCCTGGGAGGAAGCAGGTGGCCACTGGCAAGATTACATTATATGGGTAAAGAACAACTTCACACTATCAGGAGCAGATTACCAACACACTTATGAGAGCATTCTCTACGGATGGCCAGAAGGAATAACCAACCACTACTTCGTAGCACACCGAAACAGAAGCAATGTATGGGAAGATTTAAGGAAAGTAAAAACAGAATACAAGAACGGATTCACTACAATCAGCTTCCAAGGATTCAAAGTAAAGTTAAAAGGAAAAGTAACTGAAGGAGAAGTAATAAGAAAAGCACAGAAAACAGATATATGGAGATACGATAAACCAAGCGTAAGCAAAGAACACCCTACAATGAAACCACTAGCCCTCTGTTCAGAAGCAATACGAAACAGTTCCAAGAAAGGAGAAATTGTAATGGATATATTCGGAGGAAGCGGTTCAACACTAATAGCAGCAGAGAAAATAGGAAGAGTATGTTACACAATGGAACTAGATCCCAAATACGCAAGCGTGATAATAGATAGATACCAGAAACTTACAGGAGAACAAGCCCAGAAGCTAGAGTAACAACACATGTTATAAAAATGTTACAATAGAAAACAAAGAACATAGATAACTTAAATGTTACGATAAAGTTATGAGTAACGGGAGTACTAACGGGAAGGAAGATTACGAAGTTGGATTTAAGAAGCCCCCAGAGGAGCATCAATTCACTTCGCAAAACCAGCCACCTCCAGAAGCAAAGAGCAAGGGATGGGAACGCAAAAGAAGAGCCAAGGAGATAATGGATAAAATCCTGGAGATACAGAACATGAGTGTCCAGGAATACATAGAGCTACGACAGAGCGTTAAAACCAACCCAGAACAACACACCATGCTAGAGCAGCTGCTAATAGGATATGTAGAGAGATTAGGCCGCAGCGATAACCTGGTAAAGGATTTCCTAGATAGGCATGTACCGAAAGCAACCCAGGAAATAGATATCACTAGCGATGGAAACCCAATAACAGGATACACATTCGAAGTGGTAAAACCAGAACATGAAAAAGAAGATTAAGGTAACCAGCCTATACCAGGAAACTGTAGAAGCTGCACAGAACAACCAAATCATATGCCACGAAGGAGGTTCCAGATCCAGCAAAACCTGGAGTATATTCCAATTCTTCCTAGCACAAGCGATACAAGGAGAAGAGCTAACGATAACCATTGTAAGAGATAAGCTAACCTGGATAAAGAGTACCCTATTAAAAGATTTCGAAGAGTTAGTTAAGAAGATGGAGCTAAAGGTAACCCCCAACATAAACCCCAACCGAGCAGAGCAGATATACAACATAAACGGAACAGAGTTCGCATTCTTCGGCCTGGATTATTCAGAGAAGCTACACGGAAGAAGGCAAGATTGGTTCTGGGTAAACGAGGCCATGGAGGTAGCCCAGAAGCACTTCGACCAGCTGGAAATGAGAACACAAATAGGAGGCATACTAGATTACAACCCATACGATGATATGCACTGGATATTCGACCTACAAAAGCGAGATGATGTCGCAGTAATAAAATCCACAATGAGAAACAACCCGTTCCTACCACCAGCAGTAATTAAAAAGATAGAAAGCTACGAACCAACACCAGAGAACATAAGACAAGGAACAGCGGATAACTACATGTGGCAAGTATACGGATTAGGAGAAAAGGCCCGCCTGGAAGGAGTGATATTTGAGAACTGGCAAGAGGTAGATGAAATACCAGAAGGAGCGAAACTGCTGGGATACGGATTAGACTTCGGATACACCAACGACCCAACAGCTATGGTAGCCCTCTACAGATATAACCAGGAGCTATACCTAGATGAAATCCTATACGAAACAGGCCTCACCAACCAGGATATTGTTAAAAGATTGGAGCAAATGGAGATAAGCAAAACAACCCTAATTATAGGAGATAGTGCAGAACCAAAGAGCATAGAAGAGATAAAGAGAGCGGGATACGCAATTAAGGGAAGCAGAAAGGGAAGTGATAGCATACGATACGGAATAGATTTACTTCTCTCTCACAAATTAAACATAACCCGCAGGAGTGAAAACCTAAAGAATGAGAAGAGAAAATACAAGTGGGCCGAGGACAGGCAAGGAAGGAGATTACAAGTGCCAGTAGATGATTTCAACCACCTAATAGATGCCGAGAGGTACATAGCCTCCCACTGTCTAGGAAGGAGCCATGAAATCCAAATCATAGGGAGGGATAGGCTAGGCATATAAAAATGTGTTACAATATAAAATAACTTAAACAGCAGAAATTATGTTCACAGCAGATAAGGATTCAGGTCTAAACAAGGAGCTGATAGAGCAAGCGATTGAATATAACGAAGATGAAAGGAGCCACTACAATAAGCTAGAAAACTATTATAGAGGTGAACACGCAATAAAAAACAGAAGCAAGCCCCCAACCACCAAGAACACAAGAGTAGTAATTAACCATGCCAAGTACATAACCGATATCAATGTCGGATACCTACTAGGAAACCCCGTTGATTACATAGCAGATGAAGGAGTAAACATTGAGGAAGTAATGGAAGAGTACCAGCAAGAAGTAATTTCGGATATAGATAGCGAACTCGCCAAGGAGATATCCGTATTCGGGAAGGCATACGAACTGGTCTACAACGATGAAAACGATGTCCAAAGTGCGATAATAGATCCCAGGAACGCAATATGCATTTACGATGATACAGTAAGCCACGATAAACTGTACGGAATAACCTACAAGGTAAAAGAAGAGAAAGGAAAAAAGAGGGTATACGAAAGGGTAACAGTTTACACAGAAGATACCATATACGAGGACTGCATAGATACCAGAGGAGAGATAGTATTCAGAGAAGAGGAAGGAACATCACACCAATTCGGCAAGATACCGCTAATAGAATACCGAAACAACTCGGAGGAAATGGGAGATTTCGAACAGGTAATTTCACTAATAGATGCCTACAACATACTTCAATCAGATAGAATAAACGATAAAGAGCAGCTAGTAGAAGCCATACTCGTAGGGTACGGATTCACAATGGAAGATAAGCAGCTAGAGAAACTGAAACAAGATAGAGTTATGTTCGGCCTACCACCAAAGAACGAAGCAGAAGTAGAATACCTGATAAAAACCATGGATGAAGGCCAGGTGGATATACTTCGCCAAACCCTGGAAAGTGATATTCACAAGATAAGCCAAACCCCTAACATGAGCGATGAAAACTTCGCTGGAAACAATTCAGGAGTAGCTATCAGATACAAGCTACTAGCATTCGAGCAGAGTGTTAAGAACAAGGAGAGATACTTCGAGAAGGGCCTAAAGGAGAGATTCGAAATATACAACAACTACCTAGTAAGCATATCGAAGGGAACCCAGGTGGATATTCACAAGGTAAATGTAAGCTTCAAGAGAAACCTACCACAAAACGATTACGAAACATCCCAGATGGTACGAAACCTATCAGGTCTAGTCCCAGAGGAAACGCTGTTAGCACAGCTATCATTTATAGAGGATGCCAGTAAAGAGGTAGATAAGAACCAACAGGAGCAAGTAGATAAATACACCAGGGAAAATGCCAACTTCGGAACACCAGAACCAACGGAGAATACAGAGGAATAAAAATTAACGAAGGAGGAAAATGAACTACTGGCAAGTAAGATCACTATCGAGATTAAACAAGGCCGAAAGGTTAGGCCTGGATGCAATGCAGGATATAATACCCCTCTACACGAAAGCCCTCAAGAATGTAAAAGCAGATATTAACAAGGTATACCTAGAATTCAGCACCGAAATGGGCCTGGATGTCGGAGAGCTGCGGGATGTCCTCACAGGAGCAGAGAGAACCAACTACATAAAGAGCATGAGAAAAATCATGAAGGATTTGGGATTTGAAATACCCGAAACCAACAACTACGATTACCTAAAGCAGCTAACAAGATTAGAAGCCATTAAGCAGCAGATATACTGGCAAATACAAGCCATAGCAAAGGAAGAGGAAAAGATATCCGATAAAACCTACAAAAGGGTAATAGAGGAAAGCTACAAAGCAGCTAACACAGATATAAGAGAACAGATGGGAAGATTGAAATCATTTGCTTCCCTAGATGAAACCTCCGTAGAAGAGATACTAAACAGCCGCTGGGAAGGATCCAACTATTCCAAGAGAATATGGAAAAACACCACAGAACTAGCCAGGAAATCCAGGGATGTAGTAGGAGCGGGATTGCTAATGGGTAGAAGCCAGCAGATGATGGCCGCAGAACTAACAAACGAATTCAACAAGGGAACCTACAATTCCATGAGGGTAATAAGAACCGAAACCAACTACTTCCTAAACCAATCAGAGCTACAAAGCTACAAAGATGAAGGAGTGAAGTACTACGAATACACCGCAATCCTAGACAACAGAACCTCGGATATATGCGAAGAGCTAGATGGAAGAGTATGGAAGGTAGAGGAAGCAGAGGTAGGATACAACTACCCCCCGATGCACCCCAACTGCCGCAGCCGCCCCGAGATAGTCTTCGAAGAGGAGGTAGAAGAGAAGGGAGGAATAGAAACAAGAGAACACTGGGAGGATCACCTGGATGTCCTAGCAGATGAAAGTAAACAGATTAAGAGATTCGTGCAAACCTACGAACCACTACCCCAGGAGGAACTATACCAAGGATACGAACCAACCCTCCAGGAGTGGATGGCCCGCCACCAGATAGCACCAAGGGAGCATGGAGCAATCATAGATAAGAAAACAGGCCTGATACTAGAAGAGCAGCTAGGAACAGCTGGAGATATAAACTTCACACTTCGCCAATGGAATGAAGTAGAAGGCAATGTTCTCGTACACAACCACCCGCCTACACCAGGAGGAACAACCAACCTCTCTGCACCAGATATAGAGATAGCAATAAGGAAGGGAGCCTACGAAACAGTCGTGGTAGGAGAACAAGGAAGCTACCACATGAGATTAGGAGAGCTAGCAGAGCAAAGCATGAAGGATAGAGATAAGATAGCCCAGGAGATAAAAGAACAATGGCTAGAAGCAACCCAAAAGGAAACAGAGATAAGCAATGAGTTCTGGAACCAGATAGCCAAGAAGTACGGATTCGAGTACGAATTCAGGCCAGCAGATTTTGAGCAGATACAAAAGAAGTTAAGAGAACTAGAAAACAAAGCCCTGATAGTAGAAGGAACAGTTAAGCAAGGCCCACTAAAAGTACGGGAAGCAAACCCGCAGAACCCAGAAGGAAAAGATATGATAAAAGAGCTACGGAAAAAAGAGGTAAGAGATGAATACTTCGACAGAACAGGATTCTACGATAAACAAGGGAACACAAAGATAGAGCTGCTAACAGGAGATGAAATAAACGAACTAAACGAAGCCATAAGGAACAACACCCTAGATAAACACATAAAGGATCACGATACTTTGATAGAAATGTTCAGGAACTACGAAACTAAAAAGGATTTGAAGTTCGTAAGAGGAATACAATACAAAGAGAACTACCCCAGGGAAATATTTAAAGAAGGAAACATATTCACAGATGATAGCTACACATATGTAGCCTGGAATGAAGAGGATGCCTTAAGGTACGCAACCAGAGAGGAAGGAATACCAGGAGCAATCGTAGAGATAAGAACCAAGAAGGGAAGCAAGATAATAAACGGATACGAATTCAATGGCCAAACTTATGAGAACCTGATAGATAGGAACAGCAGCTTCCTAGTAAAGAGCATAGAGGAAACACCAGGAGAGCCAGATAGAATAGTCCTGGAACTACTGAGTGCCAAGGAACAAGAAGCCTACATGAGCAAAAAGGATGGAAGCCAGATAAAGAATGCCCTTAACGGAGTAAACGAAGATGAAATGATAAGGTTTGCCAGCGATAAGAGTAGAACTACAGATAACTTAAGAGGAGGAACCTGGTACACGAACAAGGAAGGAGCAAAGGTAGTCCTAGATGCCATGAATAAGAAAAATGTAGCAGAGGTGGCAATAGGAGGAGAGAACATATACAAGGTAGAATCAATGCCAATGAAAAACCCTCTGGTAATTAAAGATGCCATGCTGGAGGATGGTTCATTTGCAGTAATAAACAGTGGATACGAAAACTTCATACCAAAGAAATACGCCCAAGCGGCGGAGGAAATGTGGCAAGAATTGGAAGAGATAAGCACCAAAGGAAAATCAACCCAGGACATACAGGCGGATGTAGCAGAAGTATTAAGAGATGGATTATTCAATGCGGGATACAGCTGGAACAGCCCAGAAGTAAAGGCGGTGTTCGAAGAGTTAGAAAAGAACAAAGCGGATGCGGCCATGGATTTGATAATAAGCAAAGGCCTAAAAGAAAGCGGATACGATGGCCTGATATTAAGGGATGGAGAAACAGAACACATATTCAAATTAAAGGGAGTAAAAGCAGAGGTAACGAAGCTAAAACTACCAGAGGAAGGAAGCAAAGATACAACCCTAGAAGGCCTGGAAGGAACAACACCGAAAAAGAAACCAACCAAGAGGGAACAAGAGCTAGGATGGAACCAAAAGGATTTAGCCCTATTAGGAGAAGAGGAAAGGAAACTATTAGAGGAAGGAGAGATAGGAGAAGGAGTAGCAATAGAGGAAGGAACACCAGCCCAGCTACTAAAGAAAATGCAAAAGGATGCCCCTGCCTTATACAAAGATAGCAAAGAAGAGGATATAACCTTCGGAGGAATGTTCGCCAGGTACAACAGGAAGATATACCTAAACCAGGAAGCAGAAAACAGGTCGGATATTCTCTTACACGAAGTAGGCCACATGATAGATACCCTAAAACCAATCGATGATTACGGAGTTCCACAGAGAGAAAGCCAGGAATGGAAAAAACTAATGAGCAACCAAGATCGCAAAACAAATGCAACCGCAGCATTTCTAATGAAAGGAGATAGAGCATTAGAAGATTTCACAATGGAAGAGAAGAGAAAACTAATGGGCGGCCAGGAGGTAAAGGGATACAAGTTCGATAAGGAACTGATAGAATACTACGAGGAACCCCAGGAGCTATTCGCAAATGCCTACTACCTATACCGCAGAGGAAGAGCAGATAAGGAAACAAAAGAATACTTTGATAATTTATTAAACAGGAAACAATGAAAAAACCAAAGTACATAACCCACCCCACCCTAGGGAAAGTGCCTCTCATAACAGAAGAGGATAGCCCCGAAGAGGTGCAGCAAAAGCAGAATTACACCAGGAGCAAAATCAAGAAGTACAAAGAGCTACAAGAACTACAAGAGGAAATGGCCAAAAGAGTAGCCGAGAAAAGCAAGGAGCTTGAATAAGCGTAACAAAACATGTTATATTATTATAGTAACTCGACGGAGGTAAAACGGATTAAATTAAGCGGAAGCCAACATGGCGGAAGATAAAAAACAAAACACTCAAGATACAGAAACTGCGAAAGTATCTAAAAAAGAGGAAAAGCAGGAAGAGCAGAAAACCTTTAAGCAGGAAGATGTGGATAAAATTATCCAGGATCGCCTAGCTAGAGCAGAAGAGAAGTGGCAAGCGGAGCAGAAATCCGTTCTTGAAAAAGAAAGGGAGGAAGCAATGAAGCTAGCAAAACTCACTGCAGAGGAAAGGGAAATCGAGTTAACTAAAAAACACCAGGCTGAAATACAGCAGAAGGAACGGGAGCTAAATATAAGAGAAAACAGATTAGAGGCCATTGAGAAACTGAGCCAGGCCAACATACCAGTTGAATTGGTGGATTATGTAGTTGATGAAGATAAAGATAAAACCGATGAGAAAGTAGAGAAATTCATTGAAAACTATAGAAAATCAATAGAAGTAACAGTAGCTGATAAGCTAAAAGGCAACCCGCCAAAGGATGTAAATGTTAGCTCGAAAGCAGGAGAAACCAAAGAGGTTATCACTGCATTTTAGAGTTAAATTTATTTATATAGAGAAATGGCAAAACAAGATGCATTAAGCATTTTTCTCTCAGATGGAGAAACAGAAAGCACCCTAAAGGAAGCATACGCAGAAGTTGTCGATATGATTCAAAAGGGATCAATCTCTTCCCAGATTAAGAATGTAAACCTCTCAGGAAATCCAGAAGCTGGATCAGTTGAGGTAAGCAGGCTTATGACAGCAGCATCACAGGCATACGGAACAGCCAGAACAGGCGGAGCAGGTGATGAGATTTCCGATAACAAAGTTACAATAAACCTATCAGAGGACAAGGAGATTGTAGAGGAAATCGAATGGAAGGATGTACAATTCTACGGAATATCTGATTTACTATCAAAGAGAAGAGTAAACCACGAGAAAGCAATGATAAGGGAACTCGATACCGCCTTCTTCACAGAAGCAGTAGCCGAGGGAACCGAGGTAACAATTACCGAAACTAACATAGAGGATAAGGTCGAAGAGTTAATTCAATCAGTTGAAACTACATCCAACGACAATGTCGATGGCGTAGACAGAAGCATGATAGTCCTAACACTAAAACCAGAATTCTATGGAGATTTAAGAACCCACATCGATACACTACCAAATCCAGTAGATGGAGGAGTAGATATCGCAACATTCCATGGCGTAAGAGTATATTCCAACAACCGCCAAACGCAAGATGCCGTTTGCTTGGTAGAAGGAGCTATCGCCCAACCAGTTGTGGCACAGCCATACCAGGTTGAAAGGATTCCATTATCTAACGCTATAGCAGTAGAGCTATACTTTAGCTACGGAACGGAAGCAGTAATGAGCGATCTTATTGCATACGCAGATTTAGACACCTCAGCTAGTGCATAAGCACAAACCGAGTAACTAAATTAAGCGATTAAGATATGGATGAACTAAAAACAAGGATAAAAGAATATGCCTTAATAATTTCCCCTACCATAACGGAAGGAGAATATCTAGATTTTATCGCAGAAGATGTGGTGGATAGGGTACTGGCCTACACAAATAGGAACCAGCTGATTAGAGATTACGAAGAGGATGTAGAGGATTATCCCATAACGGATAAAACCGATGATACGGAAACCTACTATACCTTTTGGAAATACTACACAGCGTACCCTATACCCCCAGAGCTAGAGAGAACGATAGCCAGGATATTAGTTCAAACCCATCAAACAGTTAGCGACATCGAAGATAAAGAACGGGAGGTAACTTCCATGAAGGATCAAGATCAGAGCGTAACTTTCGCAGATAGGATGAAAAGCTACCTGGCTACACAAGAGGATTCGGATATATTCTCGGGAGCAACAAAGATTCTAAATAAGTTTAGAATACCAACCATCGTTGATAATACCTAACGGATTCAAGAACAACATAGCAGATTTCTTCTATGATAAGACCCTAACCATATACACTGCAACGGAGCAAGTAGATGAAGAGGGATGGGCGGGAAAAACCGCTGTAGCAAGTGCAGAAACCTTCACGGGCAATGTAAGCTTCAGCAACCTGTCTCAAATCCAGGAGGATTACGGATTGGAGGAAGAGATTTCCATCGCAATCACCACCGATGAAGATATAGAACTAGATACAATACTAGGATACGGAGATTACCTATACAAAGTAATAAAGGCAATCCCCAGGGATTCACATAACTTTATATTGGCACAAGAATGGTCGTCAAAGTCCACAACCTAGACAAGTTAAGAGCCAGGATAGATAGATATGGCAAGGTAGATATGAAGCCATTCATAACCAAGGCAACCCAGAGGGTGCAGAGATCGGCTAGAACCAAGGCCCCAGAATTCACAGGCCACCTAGCAAGATCCATAAAAAGGCATGTAGAAGAGTTCCAGGGAAAAACGCAGGGAATCGTATCAACCAATGTGGAGTACGCAGGATATGTAGAATTCGGTACTGCGGCCCCCCACTTCGTTCCATTTATCGATGCACAAGGCAACGACACAGGAATAAGAGATTGGGCCGAGAAGCATGGTATAGATACAACCAACAAGGAAGGAATAATGGTCTCAGGAAGGCCACAACCTTTCATGTACCCAGCGATGAAGGAAAACAGCAAGTGGATTAGCAGAGAAGCGGTTAAATTTATGCGGAAGGAATTAGAATGATATACGAACCAAAAGCGGATATATACACAATTCTAAACGCAATAGAAGGAGTAAATGTTTACCAAAGCCGCCCAGATGTTATTGCAGAGTTTCCAAGCCTAACATTTTATATAGGAAGCAACATACCAGAGTACGAGCTAGAAAAAGAGATTGCATACCAGGATATAGAAGTAGTAATAGATATATATGCGAAAACCAGTAAGGAGAGCGGTTCGTTGTTAGCCTCTCTCGAAGATACAATGCTAGAGAACAACTGGAGGTTGATTTACAACGCAGATGTTCCCGAAAACGATGTATCACATATAACAACAAGATTTAATTTAGTGGAGTAATTACAATGGCAGCAGCTAAAAGTTTGGGAACAACCCTAACAAAGACAGCCAGTGGTGCAGAAGGTGAAGACCTCGTAATTGCCGATTTAACCTCTATAGGAGAGATCGGAATTGAGAGTGATGAAATCGATGTTACCACATTAGATAGCACAGGCGGCTACAAAGAATTCATAGCAGGATTCAAAGATGCTGGAGAGGTATCCCTAGAGGGAATAATCAAGAGCGAAACAGCTATGGCTTCAATGATTACGCTAGCAGATAGCCAGGCGGTTGAGGAGTGGACAATAGAAACTCCTTCAGGAAGCACCTGGGTATTCGATGGTTTCGTTAAAACCTTCAAGGAAGGAGAAGCCAGCGTAGAAGGTGTAAGAGGATTTACAGGAAGCATTAGAGTTTCAGGTGAGCCAACATACACTGCAGCAGGAGCAAGTGCATAAGCTTGAGGGAGGGAAATTCTCTCCCTTAACTTACTTAAATTAAAAGAGAACTAAAAATGGAGTTGAAATATACACCAAGAACAATCAATGAAATAGAGGTAGAGTCCAAGAGGCCTATCCAGGAAGTCCTAGCCCAGTACAGCATGAAAAATATCGTACTATTTGTTAAAAAGGGATTAGGAGTAGATGAAGATAAAGCCTACAAGGCAATAGAGAAATACTTAGAGGATGGTAAAGATACGATAACACTATACACAGATATAATGGAGGCCTTGCAGAAAGGCGGTTTTTTACCACGAAAACTCAACCTCAAGAAAGTGAAAAAGGATATGAATCAAACCCTAGAAGAGGGAGTGTAGAGATTGAGTATTTTGGAAAAGTTTGGGAAAACCAGGAGGAGATAGCAATAGCTATAGGCCTAGATTTAGAAACCTACTGGAGAGAAACACCTAAACAATTCGAAAAACACTTAAAGGTGTATAAGAAAAAAGAGGAAGCAAGAGTAAGAGAAGCGGATATGAACAATTACAACCTAGGAAAGTACATAGCATACGCTGTAAACGATCCAAAGAAGTATCCAAAGAAGCCGTTTCTCGAAAGGAAAAGTGAAACAGGAAGGAAAATGAGTGCAGAGGAAATGGAGGAAGTTATGAAAAGAAATACAATAATATTAGGAGGCAACATTAAATGAAGCAACGGATAGAAGAGCTAGAGGTAGTAATCGAAGCGGAAATCTCGCAGTTTAATAAACAAATGGAGAAGGTTAACAAAACCCTCGATACTATGCAAAAGCAATCAGGAGCAGCCGCAGCATCAGTAGGTGGAGCAGCTGGAGGAGGCGGAATGGCACTAGCCTTAACCGCAGCCAATGTAGCAGCCCAAGCCATAACAGGAACCTTCAGAGTCCTAGGAAGAGTAATAGGAAGAGCCGCCCAGGAGATATTCAAGGGAGGAACACAACTATCCAGAATGAGAATAGCTACCAACACAGTAGCCTCCAACATGGGAATAGCAGCAGAAGAGGTAGATAGCCTCCGAGATAGCCTAGCAGAAGCCAACACATACGGAATAAAAGCAGAGCAAGTAATAAACTCGCTAGCCAGAACAGGCCTATTTGAAATGGCAAAGCAGCTAGAAGCAGTAGATGGTAGAACAGGAGAAACAGTGAAGGGAATATCGGCACTCGTACTAGAGATGAAGGATTTAGGAGCAGTAGCTGGAATGAGTTCAAGTGAAGCAATCGCCAAAGTAACAGAATTCATAAACAGAGGAGAAACCGCAATGGTGGATCAGATGATAGCGGTAGGAAACCTCGGAACAGAGTACAGGGTGTTCGCAGAAAGCATCGGAAAAACCAGAGCAGAACTAACAGCCCAGGAGGAAGCCGAAGCAAGATTAATGTTAGTACACAGAGAAAGTAAGAAGGCACTAGGAGCATACGCAAACGCATACACAACAGCAGGTAAAATGATGGATTCCCTCAAGGATGCAACCAGCAGTATATTTGAGGAAGTTGGATCAGCCCTAGAACCAGTATTCGCAACCGCAGCGAGTGCGATACTAGAATTCGTTCAGGGAGTTAGAAACTGGGTACGAAGCAACTGGGAAACGATAAGAGAATGGGCAATAAATGTAGCAGCATGGGTAACCACAGTAGTAAGAGTAATAGGAGCAGCCCTGGCAAGAATAAGAAGCCTCGGAGCATTCCTAGGAGATTTGGTAGGATTCGAGCTAGCCACAGGAGGAGCAGTTTCGAATACCAATGTGCAACTTGAGGAACAGAAGGAAGCCATGGATTCTGCAGCAGCAGGAGCAAAGGCACTAAAGAAACAAATGGCGGGCCTGGCGGGATTTGATGAAATGAATGTATTAAAAGAACCAGAAAGCACGGGAGGAGGAGGTGGTGGAGGCCTGGTAGAAGATGGAACAGAAGAGGCTGGTTCAATGCTAGAATCGGTAGGGAAACAAGTAAACGAGAAAACAAAAGAAACAGAAACAGCGTTCCAAAGGATGTGGGAGAAGATAAAAAACTACTTCCAACCGATAACCGATTTTTGGAATGAAAATGTAAAACCAGCCTTCGAGGGGATGGTAGCACAATTCAAAATGCTAGGAAAAACAATAAGCGAATCTCCAATAGGAGCAATCCTTAAAGTGATAGCACAATTAATAGTGGGAGTTGTGGTTGGAGCATTCATGGCTTTGATATCGGTAGTAATGTGGGTAATCACAGGAATAACCAGGCTGATAGAAAAGGGAGTGCAAAGATTTACGGATAGGTTTAATTTTTTAGTAGATATCTTGGCCGAGGTTATTTTAGTATTCAGAAACTTGCCAGAAATAGTTAGCAACACAGTAGCAGCGGTTAAGGAATGGATAGAGAACCTCGTACAGAGTGCCAAGGATAACTTCAACATGATGAAGGAAAACCTAATAGCAATATGGGAGAACTTGAAACAAGCCATAGAGAGGAAAATAAAGGAGATCGTAATAAAGATAGCCATAAAGATAATAGAACTGTACATAAAATGGCTAGAGTTTAAGGATAAGGTAAACGAACTTTGGGAAAACATACAAACCAAGATAAGAGAGGTAGTGGATAACATACGAAACTGGGTAGCAACCAGGATACAAAACATAAAGAACACCTTCCTGGGAATATACAACACAGTAAGAGATACCTTCAACAGAATAAAGAACCATATATGGAACACCATCAGCGGAGTCGTAGACAGAGTACGAAGCAAAATCCAGAGCTTCAAGGATGGGTTCAAAGACTTCTTCGGAGATGTCGTGGTGGAAATAAAGAAACCAATCAACTACATGATAGATAGGATAAACGCACTTCTAGATAAAGTAAGAGGAATCAAGATACCAGGAATTGCCCCTAACGGAATAAACATACCAAGAATACCAAGATTAGCTACAGGAGGAGTAATAGAAAGCCCAACAGTAGCAATGCTAGGAGAGGCGGGAAGAGAAGCAGTAGTACCACTAGAGAATAACACCGAGTGGATAGATACCCTAGCCAGCAAGTTAGGAGGAACGGGTGGCGGCCAGATTCACCTAACAGTTAAGGTAGGAGAAGATAAGGTCGGAGAGAAGATAATAGAATATATCAATGATAAAAACGCCAGAACTAATTTGAATACATTAAATATCTAATGGCAACACAAACCTACCTAGTAAAAATAGGAACAACGGAACTGGAAAACCTAAAGAGCTTCACAGTAGAACGCAATAAACTTTGGACAGATGCCGATAGGAACCTCAACGGAGATTTGAAAGCAACCTTCGTAGGAATATTCCCAAAGCTAGTCCTGGAGTTTGGATACCTAACAGAAGCAGAACTCAAAGCAATAGTAACCCTATTAGACGACCCAAGCTTCACAGTAAGCTGGTGGGATAGTGAAAAAACAGATTACAGCAGCGGAAGTTTCTACGCAGGAGATTTTGGGTACCCATTATTTGATAAGGAGAAAGGAAGGTACTCGCCCTTCAAAGTAAGTTTAATACCATACAGTAAACTATCGTGATAACAGTAACAGGAGATTACAAAACAACAGTAAAAGGAGATTACAAAGATATCCGAGCAACAGTCTCCGATGGAGCCAACACCATAACCGAAAGCGATGATTTGAAAAGCATAAAGGTCTACAACAACGGAGGCCTGTGCAGAACAATCATGAAGCAAGCGGAGGTAAGGCATTGGGGAACATACGATTGGTTAGATACCTGGCTAGAGATAAACATAGGAGTAGATGTAGGCGGAACACCAGAATATGTAAACCATGGAGAATTCAAAGTAGTAAAGGTAACAGAGGATCAGGCCAGCGGAGAGAAGATACTAAAACTATACGATAGAATGTACGAAGCCCTCCAGGAGTACGATGATACAGCATTCACCTACCCGCTAACAATATTGCAATTATTACAAGCCATTTGCACAGAACTCGGCTGGACACTAAACACAACCACATTCACCCACTCCACTTTAAGCATAGCCACAGATTTATTTTCAGATCAGGGATTAAGGTATAGAGATATACTAGAGGACATAGCAGAAGCCACAGGAACAATCATGTATTTCAATGAAGATAGCGAACTAACCCTAAAGGCGGTAGATACAAGTACCATAGCAGAAACATTAACCACAAACGAAGAGATGAACCTAACCCTGGAAACCAAGTGGGGAGAATTAAACAGCCTAGCCCTAGCAAGGGATCCCCAGGAGGATGTGATACTACAACAGGATGCAACCAGCATAGCAGCAAACGGATTATGGGAGTTCAGGATTTCGAATAACTTAATTCTAGATGGGGATAGAGAAACCTATATAGGAGATTTATTCACAGCCCTGAACGGAATAGAATACTACCCATTTGAGTGCGAAACCATAGGCCTGGGATACTTTGAGGTCGGAGATACAATTCAGGTAACAGATACCAGTAGCAACACATACCCAGTACTAATAACCGATATAGAGATAGATTTATCAGGAGGCCTGAAGGAAACCCTCAAGGGAGTAAGCCCAGCGAAAGCCAGTACAGATTACGACACAGCGGGAATAATAGGGAAAACAATCAGAGATACCCAGATAATAGTTAATAAACAGGATGGAGAGATTGAGATACTAAACGAAGCAATGGAAACAGTCGCAACAATACCAAGACAAAGCACAGAACCAGCAAGCCCAGAAACAAATGATTTATGGTTAAACCTAACAGATAATATAATCTATATCTATAACGGAGAGGAGTGGATAGCAACAGCAATAAAGATAGAAGACCTGGATAACTACTACACAATAAACGAAGTGGATACTGCGATTACGACATCAGCAGAAACAATAACCCTAGCAGTTGAAAGCGTAGAAAGCCTGGTAAACGATAACACTGAGGACATAGCAACAAATACAGATAACATTGAAGATACACAATCAAATGTAACGCAACTAGAATTAGATGTTGATGGCCTAGAGCTAGAGGTCTCAGGAGTAGGAGGAAGCAACCTCCTAAAGAACAGTGCAGGATTAAAGGGAAGCCTGGAAGAGTGGCAAGACCTAGATGCAAATGGCGACCCAGTAGGTACCGATAACGATGGAACAATAGTACAAACCTCGAATGTAGAAGAGAACACGGAAAGTGGTAGTGCAATTAGAATAGATGAACAATTCATAACGCAAACTTTCAGTACGATAGCGGGAGGAACATACACATTTTATTGCAGATTTAATAAGCTAGAAGATTTAGACTTAACAATATCAGGAGTCGTAGGAACCCTGGAGATAACGGCTGGGGATTATGTAGATGAAACCTGGGCCGTATACCAATATCAATTCACAGCGGTAGGAAGCAACACAACCATAACAATTAGCAATACAGGTTCGTTGCCAGGAGCATACGCAATCTTGAGCGATATGGTTTGCAAGCTAGGAGTTGTAACTGGATGGGTACAAGCCCCAAACGAAGTCTACGGAAACAACTACCGATTCGATGAAGATGGTTTTAGCGTAACCAGCCTAACAGATCAGTTCAAAGCAGTTCTAGATAATGTTAAACTAGGAATATACGACACCAGTAGCGGAACGGATAGAATCATGGCACTGTTTAGTAAGGATGCAGGATTGATAACCAGCCTGGTAGCCCAGGATGAACTGGTAATACAGAGATACGAAAACAGTGATTCAAGTACAAGGTTTATACCAACCAGCACAGGGTGCATGATTACAGTAAACGATAGTTAAGATTAGTTAAAAGAAAATGGCATTAAGCGGAACAGTATGGGGAACATTTAGTGGTAGAGATACAGATGAAGCACGGCCAAAGATAACTTGGACTGCTACTCAAAGTGTTGCAGGGAATTATTCTGATGTTACTGCTAAACTGTATTACGAAAACTACGGACCATATTATGCGTACAACTTTTCAAACACAACGACCTTTTCTATCAACGGAGATAGTGATACCGAAACAAAGAGTTGGGATTTAACAAGTCCTCCAGTTACAGATTTGGTTTGGACTAGAACAGTAAGGGTTAATCACGATAGTGATGGTACAAAGACCTTTAATCTTTCTGCTAGTGCTAATACGAGTACAAGTTTTGGTACTATGAGTGTTAGTGGTAATCAAACCCTTAACACAATACCAAGAGGAGCAGATATTACAAGTTCAGCAAACTTCACAGCAGGGAACAGCATACCGATAACATTTAGTAACCCAGCAAACGGATACTTAAAAGTGCAGGTGTATGTCGCAGGCACAGGTAACTATATTAAAACGCAGAACATGGGGAGGGTAAGTTCAGGAACCATTACCTTTACAACTTCAGAGATAAACGATATCTACAGCACATTGGGTACAGGTTCATCAACCGCAGCCACCTTAAGGGTATACACTTATTCGGATAGTGGGTATTCAACACAGATAGGAGATTATGACGACCAAGCGGGAACTTGTTCAGCACCGAGCAGA